TGGTAGAAATGCAAACGCTCAGCACCTGGACTATCGTCGAATTCAATAACGTGTCCAGATTCTGTTTCCTGTACATTATTATACGGGTATTGAGCGTGGTAACCAGAATGGGGTTGATCCCAGGTTTGGTTCGAATTTGCAATTGGAATACCAGTCCGACGCGTGGACTCCTTACGCGTAACGATCGTATTCGCGGAATCCCCTCGCGCCAAGGCATTTACGGTACTCTTCATCTGTTCGCGAACATATGGATATTTGCCGTTCGGATCCTGGAATCCATAATCACTTTGAAATTCCTGTGCGCTTCCGAAATAGCTATTGCGATCGTATTGGGTACCTGCGACCTTTTCCGTGGTTTGATAACTTTCAAAAACCTTTGCGTTATAAAAGTGCTCAAATGCCCGTGTGGCCAAATCCTGGTCAATTCCAGGAAATTGACTCAAGGCCTTATAAAAAACGTTCATTGAACCTGCAGGCGTACCTTCGATTGCAATCAGGAACATCCTCACGGCAACATTCGTGGCCAATTCAAGGTCACTAACCAATGCATTGGCGTTATCTGCACCTTGCGCCTCATAGGCACTTCTGCCAATAATAGGAAGAAGACCAGATTCGGCGTAGCGATAACCATCACCAATATTAACATTACCAAGACTTTGTCCACCTTGTGCAGAGTCATAAACAAAGTTATAAAAATCCTCAGCCTTCATACCTTTCGATCGGGCAAATAGGTATTTTTCTGCACAGGTTTTATCCCCATTAAAACTATTGGGGAATTTACTCATTATCTCATTTACACTGGTGTATTCATAATCGTGGATAACAGGCACACAGTTGGTATATGCATACGTCATCGCCATGAATGCGGCCTGCGACTCCAACGTTGCCAATTTACCAGTGATAAGAGAACTTATTTTTGTAATATTCTCCGCAACCTTATCCTTATTTGTCACACCATATACAGTTAATGGTAAATCCGGTAATGTCGCATTAATGGCTCGTGTCGTGACAGATGGATTGTTTGTGGTGGTTACTGCGTTGGGTTCTGCTTCTGGTAATACTCCACCTCTGAAGTTCGGCCCACCCAACGCGCCATGTAGGCTTGGTGTATTGCCTTCACCCACGGCGGCAATCACCGCAGATGTTAATTTACTCTTACCAATATCACTAATATTCTGCAGGTTACCAAACTGGGAGAATGCAGTGGAACTAAACGTGCCTTTCGCTATGGTATTAATCACAGCAGAAGGCGATATACCACATGTATTGGTCGACCCACTACCCATCACACTGGAAACCATATTCGCGATGATGTTAACAATAATTCCGCTAAACGGAATCATGTTAAGGATACTGGTGGCGATGGATAAGGCAAATCCAAATATATCCAAAATAGTCTTAACAACCCTATTAATGATGTTGGACACAAATTCGAGGAATTTTGTACCACCATCAATCACATAGGCGAAACCCTTATTGAGTGCACTCCGAATTGAGGCAAGAATTGCGCGAATAGGCTCGACGCTATACGAAGGAGTATAATTTTCCTTCTTTTGGGCCATCGCGATTTTATCCAATATTTTCTGGACAGTTTTTAGTTTCTTTTCGATATTATCCATTATATTGTTAACCATTTTCTTAGGTTTAACACCTTTGGATAATAAGCAAAGAATTTGCGATTCTATTCCAGATAATTGACCAGCACTGGATGATAACATACTTCCCGCAGGGCCAGTTAAACTACTGGCAATTGAAGCGAGATCGCCCGGATCCACCGGAGTATTGGCCAACGAAGAGATCGCGGACACTGCATTGGAGGCAACGTCATTAATAACATTCGAGATATTATTAACTGCATTGGAAGCAAAACTCGTTGCGGTTTCTGCAAGACCTCCGGCAACATTCAAGGCCGCGCCACCCAAACCAGTCGCAACAGTACCTAAACCACCAACGAGCCCACCAAGGCCTTGAGTAACAGTATTTCCAATGTTATCAAACGATAAAGCATCACTGATACCAGAAACGGATAAATTGAGGCCGTTTTCGCCAAACACCATTGACGAAATATTCATACCAACGCCGGCGGAAAGCTTTGTGATATCACGTACAGCCCTAAACCCTTCCTTAGCGTTTCTAACTGAAAATCCGCCTTTACTCACACGCTTAAGGGTGTTAATACTCCCCATAACGGCCATGGAATCAGTTGCAATCCCAGTAAACGTGGTAAGAGTTGGGTTTGGTGTTGTGGAGTTGGTGGTGGTCAACGCACCTAATAATAAATCGGTTGTTGAGCCATTTCCATAATTATCAAAAACGCTACTCATTTGACCAAATATCGCGCCACCATCAAGGTTACCAGCTAACGAGGATATTGCACCCCCAAGTATGGCGTCAGTAACGTCGGCTCCGAGTAAACCGTTCGCAATATTAACCTGGCTGGCCAAAGCGGCAATTTCGCTACTCAAACTCGTAGACCCAGAAAGAAGACGCAAGGCCAAATCACTACCGGTCTTCGATGTGAGACCAGTTGCCATCTTAACGAATGCAGTGTATACGCTTCCCGAACTTATTTGTTCGTGCACCATTTGCTGAACAAATGAGGGGTTACCAGAACCCATGGTGTTCGATAACCGCGAGGCCACGGTACTACGCGACGCACTCTGCAACGCATTTTCATCTGCAATGACCACGATGCTGTTTGATGCATTGGCATTGGCATTATTGATAATCTCATGTTGCTTCGCATTATCATTTGCAGTAATTGCATTGTCAGCTGAAGCTTCAGGAATCGCCTCTGATTTTGCTGCAGAATCTTCTTGTCTTGTCCTAGGTAAAGCATGACCAACTGACGGGTCAGTAACATCCTTAACCTTGGGAAGACCCGGTATTTCGTCAATCCATACGGATTTTTCCTGTGGAATCGTATTCACGGTACCCATTACAACAGGCATTTGGCAATCAGGTTCATCCGCAAACATGACGATAACCTCGGTGCCTTCGGCTGGACATACAGCCTGACCTCGACCTATAGGTTGCATCACAACAGCCCATGGAAGGTCATCAGTAGGCAGCAGTTTCCTATCGTGTGTATGCAATCCTACCACACGCACCTTACATCTGCCCAATAAGGCGCGATCATCACGATCTTCGACGATACCAAAATAAATTCGATTCTGCATAAATTAAAAACTTTACGAAATCACTTTCTATTCATAAAGGCTTTTGCGCCCATATACATGCCAATAATACTGGCCTGTGTCACGTAATACAAATCAAGAATATCCTTCAATATTGTAATTCTCGTATCTGGTATTCTGGGACAGAAGAGAAGCCCAGTGACCAGCGTCATGGATATCATTGCTGCCCACGCCAAGGCGCCCTGGTTAATATCCTTACGCTTTAATAATTGTATCTTGTTCTGCAGATCAACATTAAGTGCCTGTAAGTCATCTGCGCTCATATCCTCTTCGTTATCAGGAATTTCTGTTGTCATCGTATAATTTTGCGTTTATGACACTCTTTATACTTATGGCGGTCAAAACGCATCATAATTATAATCATCCAAAACAGAATTTTTATTAAGTGTTACAGTCTATTAATATTACAAACGACAAGAGATTTAAACAGTTGGCGTTTCAATACTATAACAATCCTTGTTGTGTGAATTTTGAAGAATTTGAAAGTGATATTCGAATATTTGGTACAGTGGCTTCGACACTTAACAAATACGCCACGAAATCGGGGACCATATCGGAAAGATTATTGCTAAATCGTATCATTATCGCCCATAATCTTTTTGGCCAATTTGCCGTGGATGGTTTATTCTGGAAAGTGGATAAAAATTATTGGACGATTCTAAAAACCTATCTCGATTTTTTAAAATTGATTCCGGAATATTCGCAATATAATGATATCGAATGTGATGAGGAATTGATGAAAATTTTGCAATCATTATGAAATACAAACAAACTCCCATAATTGATAACCTAATTGCCTTAAAATTATTGACGATGCTTTGTACCCCGTTTAATGAATATCCGGCATTCAAATCGGGTCTCATCGATGATAAAGGCAAATATATTGTTCCTAAAAGCAAACAAACTGCGGAACAAAGGAAATCAATAACGTATCTCGATCGTTTCGTCATCAATGTTAAAAAGATGATTAATAAACTTCCTGGTGGCGAAAACAAGCTTAAGAATATTCTTTCTGCGATGGTATTGATTAAGGAGTGTGTCTCACAGGAAATACCCGAGGAATCGCTTAAGGTAAAAATGCTCGAAGAAGCCGTTGCGCAATATGATACCTCAGATCGTAGGTATCAGGAAGTGATCACCTTATGGGCGGATTATATTAAGCAAAAAGAAAAACAAAATGAGGAAGTAAGCGTCTCAGGCGGCGTTGCTCCTACAAATAATACAGGTGGAGTCGCGATGGCGGTACTTCCCCTTAGTCAAAATGCGGTAGTAAGAAGAAGGAACATAACAAATGATGGGTCTAATATCATCGCTTCTGACAAAAAATAATTTAAAAATATTTGCCATTTTGGGTGTCGTGATCGCATCTATTTTTGGATGTCGATATCTTTATAATAAAGGATACGATAATGGCGTTGCTGAAATTACTGCAAAAATAACCGCGGAAAAGATTCAGTGGGAGAAAAAGGTAAGCGAGCTACAAAACGATAACGACCGCAAAATAGAGCTTATCGAAAAAGAATATGCACAAAAGGTTACCACACTCAATTCCGAAATAGATAAATTGAGAAAAAATCCGAAGGTAATTAAACAATATATTCCGATCGATTCCAACATTTCAAAAGGTACCGTTTTATTGCATGATAGGCTGGCATGTGGTGTGGGGATTAATGAAGTAATTCCTGACGATATCGATGTTTCATTGGAGAGCGAATATGGCGTTACTGATTTGGTAAATACCGTCGCTGTTAATTATAACAACTGTAATCAGTGCATTGAAAAATTGACGACCCTCCAAACGATCGTCAAGCAATTTATGGAAAAACAACAGAAGTTATTAAAATGAATTCAAAAACTTGTCTATTAATAGGGTTAGTACTTTTTCTCTCAATATTTGTAACGGGATGCACCACGACGATTCCTGTGGCGAAGAATGATCAGCTGATTCTCAAGGTGAATGAGGATTTATTGGTACCTCCAATGGGTATGATTACCATCGGGGATTATAAGGCAGGGGTAAGGGATGGCTCTATTAAAGGTAACTGATCATCCAGGGTTGGTGCGTGATACCAACACGGGCGCAGTGATTAACGCCGATCAAACAAAATTAAAAAGGGCCTTGGAGCAACGTCGACGCGCTCAGGCCCAACAAAACAAGGTAACCGATTTGGATAACCGTGTTCTCAACCTGGAAAATAACGTTAATGATATTAACGCCAAATTGGACACGATATTATCTTTATTATCAAAATAATATTATAGAGTGCCCATATCGATATCGCCGTGGAACTTGCCGTTGCTAATGGTGAAATCCCCCATTGTCAACTTCATGCCTGTGGAATCGACCTTAAGAATTGGGTCATTGGTATTGGTATTAATTGTAAGACCACCACCATTAATCGTAATACCAGCTCCAGTACCACCTCCCAACCGATCATCCACAATCTTGGTCGCTGTTGACCGAACCCATCCACTCGTGGCCACCAGATCCAAGTCATTGGTATTGGAACTGTATTCGCCATCAAAATCGGTCTTAAGTGCGGTAAGTTTACCATGGAATATTGCGTTCCGACCAATCAATTCACCCGTTATGACACCACCAGTCTTACGCAAATAGTCATCGAGGCCTTGTGTGGTCGCGAGTGGTGCCCAATAATCGGTGTCAGAATTGGGCTTTTTAACATAGACCTGAACCTCGTGAGTGGACGTGTTATAATATGCAGTACCGTTCGCAATATTGCCTGCAGGAGGCGTCGCCCTGGATGGAAGTGTAACGGTACCCGTAAACGTCGGACTATGAATAGGCGCCTTGGTGTAAATTAGCCGATACGAATGATCAAACTCATCGTCGAGCTTTGATATATTACGCTCCAACGTAAACATGTTGGTGTCGATTTCCAACATGGATAAAGGACGCGCGAGGACAACCGAGGAACTAGGCGGAATTAATGTCGAGGGATTTTTTGCACTTCCGTCCTGATTGGTCAAATCCTCGTGGGCAATGCGAAAAAATAAAGGTGTGGTAATACCGCCAACATATTTGCGGGTTTTAAGCGCAGTTTCAGTTTCAGTTATGATATTGGTATCGTTATCAGCCATGGTATATTGATAATAATCGCGATTTTATTTAACACAAGCTAACGCAAGAGTTCGAGTTGATCATCTGTTAATAGGGGAACATCATTTTCAGTATCATTAATCCCGTCCACAAAAAAGCCCATAGGCAAATATTCATTAACTCCTTCAATATGTTTATTAATCATATTCTTACCAATATCGGAATTAGTATAATCAGTGAAATATGATTGGGTCGTTAACCAAGCAAAAAGCCAAAGAGTCGCCGTTAAATCGTCGTTGATGGCATGATCCTGCGCCCCATAAAGACCCGCCTTCATGCGCACAAATACAGACAACTCCTCAAGATACCGAAAATCCCTCAATACGATTTGGTCGTTTTCAATCAACAATTTAAGGGTGTTCGTACCTACTTGTTTTACCTTCCGCGTTGTTTTCACACCAATAACACCGTGACCTGATATCCTGTTATTGTCCGTCCATATTACGTTGTCGTACTCCCAATCTGTCCAGAGTGAAAGTCCGACGGCTTCTCCCAAATCGTTATTTTCCACCAAAATGAGCGCCTTATTATACATCGTACCCAATTTATTCAAAAGTATGGGTAATTCGACACTCGGATCAATTGTGTTATTCTTAAAACTACACACAACCTTATATGGCGCGTTCGTCACATCAATAATACTGAAGGCCGTATAATCAAGGCCCCTTCCCCTACTCACATCAACTGTCATGGCATATATGTGGTTTTCCGTCGGGTATTCAAAATACCGCACATCACCACGCTCATCCAACGGTTTATCATACGTGAGTCGTTGCATCGTGTTGCTGTCAATAAGGGTGTTTGACGAGCCGACAAAACTACAATTGTGACTTACCAAATTATTCGTAAGATATGTTCCGGTTTCGCTTTGTGCTATGTCATAAACAGCGCATAAACGCGGTTTAATCGCGATATATACGGCGCGTTGGCCGTTGCTCAACATAGTTCCCACCTTTACTGATGATGCACGTATAAACGTATTATTCGCAATTTCCACCAGGTGGTTTGGCGTGCATTGCAACACGCAACCCCCATCAGTTCGGATCATGATAATTTCCCTGTCATCAAGGCGACGGATCCTATCAAAATCGACGAAATTTCCATACCCATCATCAATTAAAAAGTCGGTATTCTTATATTCCATACACGTACAAAGGCGCAAATAAATAACTACACCTAATAGTATATACCAGCGTTCTATTCCCATTATGGCTGATGATATTTTGCAAGCAACGAGAGATGTTAACGTAGACGGGCCAAGCGCACGGGGCGTGGCTGACGCCATTCAAATAGGCGCACTCTATCCGACGTACACATGGAGAAAGGGCGGCACCGCAGATCCAACGGATAACCATCTTTATTTGACAATTACGACCGCGGAGGAAGTTATTGGAGATAAGGATACCGTATTAATTGATGTTAATCCAGAAAATAAAAAAATCACGTTCGGCGGTGAAATAGAGTTAACTCAAGGCGTTACAATCCACGTTTCGAACGATTCAATTGACGATGGTGCCATCACCTCAGAAAAATTGGAGCGCGGAATTGCAATCGACGGATCTGTCGCCAAACTTACAACTGCGCGCAGTATCAATGGTATTTTATTTGATGGTACGAAAAATGTCACAGAGTATACGGAAGTAACATCGAGTGCCTCGAGTGCAGTAAAAAATGTACAACTCCCGGATTTCGCAGGAACGAGTACTACCGGCCCAACAAAAGGCTCACGTGTTATATTAAAATTTACCAACACAAATACTGCATCCAACCCACAATTGAACATTAACGGGACAGGTGCAAAGCCTATACGTTACAATGGCGCGGCAATTGAACCAGGTAAGCTGGCAGCGAATAAGTGTTACACTTTTGTGTACGACGGTACATACTACAATTTAATTGGTGATCTTTATGAGCCGTATGTTGACGAAAACGTAAAATTAACGAAAGTCGCCGATAATGTAGATTACAAACTCGCGCTGGCAAATGCATCAAATAACCAGATATCGGGTTTGCAATTTGCGGAAAACATTAGCTATAATCCACAAACTGCGATTCTTTCCGTTAATGGTATTAAACGCACAAATCCGAGCTCGTGGCAATCCATCAAAAATGGTACAGGTTCCATCGTTAATGGACAAACTGACGGTACAGGTTTTATAAGTCTTGCATCGGGTAATAATACCGGTAATAATACGACATATGGTATTATTGTTAACCGTAATGGGTTACACGCAACCTTCCTTGCCGATATAGATAATGAACCGTCGAAGACAGTTACCCTCATTAATTCAGAAGGTAGCATCGTTGCAAATAAATTTGAGGGTGTCGCGACAAAGGCACTCGCGGACGGTAATAATAACGTAATTGCGGACACATATTCCACAAAGGAAGAATTACAAACTGCAGTTAATACCATCAATAGTAATAGTGAAAATTATTTCGAAAAAACTGGTGGTGTCTTATCTGGTCCATTGTACCTCAATAGTGATGAAGTCCCAGACAACGATGATAATCGGGCGGAACGTGCTGCTCCAGTTGCGTATGTGGATAACACAGTCGATACAGCCATCAACGAACTTCGCTCAGAATTGACAGGCGGCGATGGCGAAGGTGGAAATACACTTGCTGCGTTGTCCTCCCGCTTAAACGAAGTGAAGGAAACCGCAGACACTGCGTTGGAAACTACAAAACACGTGGTGTTGTATGATCAGGCACAACCTGAAATCACCGACGCATACAAGGATCAGGCCGCAGAAAATATCGGTGTTCTAAGACGTACCGGTGGTACTATTACAGGTTCGTTGCTCGTTAACGAGGATGTCGCAACGAAGGGCGCGTTTATCCTGATCAATCCCGATCTTGAAACGGTCAATGAAAATAATCAGGTTGTTCGCAAGTTACCCGAAAACAATATTATTAACTCCATTGTTACGGGATCGCCGCATGGGAATATTACTGGTGGAATGCATGTCACCAACATGGTTGACGGCACGACGATGACGACATTAACGGCGATACCCAACGCAGATGAGCCGAGTGATCATGAAGGATTGTGGGGTGCGGCAATTACAGTTGCGGCAGATCCACATGGTAATGTTGTGGCACTCGCGCCTGTGCCGCCTGAGGATAGCAATGCTAACAATATTGCGACAACCGCGTGGACTCGTAATATTATCCAACAAGCCATTAATGAATATGGTGAGCTCGTTACGAAGACATATGAAAATGTGATCGGAGACGATGATCACAATATGGCCAATAATGTCCAATACTTTGGACATATTATACCGGAAACGCCAAGCGAGGGTTGGCAAGCTTCGTATCTGGTCTATGTGGGTGGAACGACGAGTGCATATTCATCCGTTGCGCATATTGCCTTGGTGGGCGTGGGTGAGGAAATATCATATCGCATCACAGTTTCTCACGCGGATAAAAATGTGATACCATTCGATGGTATCAACATCAATGTGTCGGACGTTTCGCATATTACAAGTGGGGAAGGCCATTATATCGGATTATCATTATATCGTTCGACGAATTCCTCATTGGAAGGATATGGCCGCAATATCACTGTTGTGGTGTTGGATGCGCAGCATTGCTCATCGACCTTATTCGATCATATTGAAAAAAATCTTGGTAATGAATACAATCGCAATGTATTTGTGGATATGCCAAAATCGGGATTTTACTCAACGAGTGTTGGTAGGGTAGGTGATGTATTAACGGCGTATGGTAGATTGCCCATTGTCGGTCCTGGTGGCATTAAACATGGTAATCTTGTGGCCGAGGATGCCAACGGTAATCTAATCAACATATGGGATAACACCTTCACAACCACACAAATTATTCCGTGGAGTATATTATATTATGACGGCGACAATCTCGATGCATCGTCTGTCGGCCAGACACCTGGTATGTTGTACAATGTGCACGAGTTTGACATTTCGGATCTCCCGGGTGACACGTTCTCCACATTGTCGGAAAATTCAAAACTTTGGTTGAAAGGTTCCTTGAATTATGAAACGTGGTTATTCACGGTTGAGGGTGTTACAACTGAAATTAACGTTACCGATGACGAAGGTAAATGCTTTGTATTAATTGGATATACTGGTAGTGATACATTTGCATACCTATACGATAATCATCCAATATATCACGTTAAAAATAATAACCTGGTTCCTGTTGGACCGAAACCTGTGGTGACCACACCGAATGCGTCAAGTAACGATAACACCATTGCGACCACAGCATTCGTAAAGGATCTGATGAGCGATGTTAGTGGTGGTATGTTGGTTAATCCTGAAATTACATCTGATCGGGAAAATTCAACCTCATTATACATTAGTGCTCCAACTGGATCGATACAAAGAGGTGTCTCCGTTGTTGACGGTGGAGTAAGTCACGAAATTATTTTCCGTGATGGTACAGAGTTCAACGAAAGTAATGTTGGCGATTCAACCATCAGTAGAATTGAAAGTGTTGTCGATCCAGAAGATAAAACGACATCCTTATCATTAATCGTGGTCGATCCTTCAGCACCCAGAGGAGCGCATGATGCAGAAGGGAATGTTAATGGTATTGATATCATTTATGAAAATAAAGGATCGTTGGCGTCACCAAATTATACGTCGAGGGTGGAGTTAATCCAACAACCAAGTGTAGATGATGACAGTAATTCGATTGCAACCACACACTATGTTCGTGAAAATATTGAAAGTGCGATGTCGCGTCTAAATCACATTGATTGTGGTTTAATATCAGAAGGGTGATAATTAAAAATCCACCGTGAGGTGGATTTTTTTTTTTTTTACTGATTCACTCTTCGTTGTAATCCTTATTGTAGCAATCATACAGGAAACCCCTGGCCTTTGCCCTGGCGATTGCATAACAAACTGCATGTGGCGATAATTCGCGATATTCATTTAACTCGGGGTGTTCATCGCGGGCATATTTTAAATTAATAGCGTATTGGAAGACGCTATAATCGACGGTATTTGGTTGCACTGCCTTGAACGCATCCACGTTTTGACACCCAAGCAAATGTACCTTTTTATTATGCATTCGCGCATACTCCATCATATGCTTAAGATCCTCAACCCTGGTGTGCCATTCGCGTGTTTGCGCCATACCGCCGATTGCCAATCTAGGATAGAGATCACTTTCGCATAGACGTTTCCAATACTCAAAACCCTGATGCATTTTGAAAACGGGTGTAGGATAAAATCCTGTAATGGCCTTTACTTCCTCCCGGCAATAATTTTTGGGGCTCATTAAGTCATCATCGACACGAAAATACTCATTATCGAGTTCGAATGTTTCCTTACATCCGATTGTTTTAAGAATTTTTATAAATCGATTATGAACCTTTTCGCATTCCTGTTTGAATATTTCACTATCCTTACCGTACTTTTTTTCGTATTTGTAAAGAGTAAAACCGCCACTATCAATATAAAGACGTTCGTGGGGGTTAATGCATCCCTTAATCGTGTTTAAGATGGTAAATGCCATATCAATGGTACTCACCAAAATATCATTATCAAACGAATTTAAAAGTTTGGGCACAAGCTCCTTCCAATTCGGTCCAAGACTGTATATGAGTCCCGATCCTAGTCCAAAAACAAGGCGATGTTTACTTGGAGTTTGCGATACTGTCTCCATATATCATCTCCTCAATTTTTTTCTTTGTCTGCTTGGTGCTCAAGATGCCAAACTCCTTCAAAATGGATTCATCCAATTCTGCGGTATTCAACATTCGTTCCAACGCGCTCATATTCCATTTCGAGTATTCACCTGCCCTATTATCGGCAATAACAAACCCATTCTTCTGTTTTTCAGTAAGGCCCGAAACCACCAAAACCTCGACCTCATCATACCCCAATAATTGAAGGGCCTTAAAACGAGTATTACCTGCGAGAATGGTCATATTCTCATCAACAACGATTGGGTTAATGTATCCAAATTCCTTGATTGATTTGGCCACCATCTCAGCACTTTTGTTGTTGTGACGTGGATTCCCCATATAGGGTTTCAGCAAATCCATATCAACAACCTTAATTTCCTTATAAAGAGGAGGTATATCATCTTCCATAAAAGACCGCAATGTACGCATTGTAACTCACTAAAATAACTGCATATCGGTATTTACCCTGGCTTAGAATGCAAACCAATCATCAAGGGTATTTGTTCTTTCAGCACGCCACCCCATCGGACTAATCATTGTTTCAATAGCACTCAGGAATGTTTTCTCAAACATCATATTGTAATCAACATAGTTGTCCAACTTAAATTGACTAGGTAATGTATCCTGAAACGCGATTACATTCGAATTAATTGGGTTAGGCTCGCGAAGATAAACGAATTTAATTTTATCACCATCGCTAATCTTATTTCGTTCCCCCGTCATCCCCAATTTATCAATAAGATGATTATGCAACAGGCTTCCACGAACATGGATGGGGGTTTTGAACACATAAACATCATTACCGCGTTCAAGTGCCTCCTGCGCTTTGGCTGCATCCTCATTATTCATCATGGCAATGGCGTGGCGAACTGCGCGAGGATCATATTTGCTAAGATCGGTGATACCCCTTGGGAATGCGATTTCCTCAATTGAGTAATTGTTATACTTTTCCCTTTCCTCATCCAGCCAATCCCACAATTGCGCTTCGGTACCATGAAGCATAATAGGCAACGCGTTGCGAAGAGATTTGCGAACAACCTGAGGGGTACTACTCTTCACCAAACCAGGAAGTCCCATAATTTTCATATACGGATTATCCAATGTATACTGGACACCCTCGCTATTATAAACTTCCATCACATAATTCTTCGCTGCGACGCTAATCATACTATTGATAATATTTTCGCGCTTCATGCGGAACTTATGTTTGTATGCATTCATATAATCGCCGAGCTCATCGTAGGACGCGGCAATATATGGGTGCAAAATCTTCTCGCTCAAAACATCCAAATACTGTAACTTCTTTTCCCTCTCAATATGCTCTGGGCACCTTTGCGACACAACATCCGACAGATCCAAAACAACGCTATCTGTATCAATAAGAACGACCCGGTCCTTTGAAATCCCAGTCATTTTATCGATCAATTCATTTAACTTTCTTTCGATCCACCTAATTGCATGTCTACCACTGGCGGTAACGGAACTCGCCAACGACACATCAAAATAACGGAATCCGCCATTACCCAAGGCGCCATACAAACTATTCAGATTAATTTTAAGAGCCATCTGAATGCTGTTTAATCTAGCGGCCTCATCATTGTATGCCCGTTCCAATGTGATTAGTTCCTCATCAGATAACTTCGAATAATCACGCTCAATATCAAAATCCATCAGTTACTCTCCCGTCCCCTCGCGATTATCATTGTAGTTGGCTACACGATGCTTAAGCAGTTCAACAATGTGGTCATAATACCGAATGAACAATTGTTCATATTCGCGTGCCGTTTTCACGCGCTTTTTGATTTTACGATCTGCAGATTTACCACGTACAGGAGGAAGATGTGCTATCTTGCTGTGATATTTTGCAATCGCCGCAGCTAAAACTAAACCTTCCAAATCCGAAATATCAAAAAGCGAGGTAATCATATCAAATCTTGTAACATCACTTTTAAGTTCTCCATATACGGATGCAACTTTTATCATACGGTCAGTTACAATATCATAATTTTTTGACTTTTTGGTATCAGAATCACAAAAGGATTGCAGTGCACGATTCCACAAAAAATTGTCATATAATACGCGCGCCTTGTTCTCATCCAACTCGCATACCTTAAACGTAAAAGCACATACATCAAAGATACCACGGAACTCTGGCATAATAACCACATCGACTTCCTTTTCAAGGTCATCCATGATTTCCTGTCCGCAAGTCCTGACATTTGCAAGCATCGAAAAAAGATGGGCGCGATCCCTCTTATCATATCGTTTATTATAGAAACAAGTCGCAAGATACGTATGGGTATTCACAATTTCGCCAAAATTGCAAAGTGCGTAATTGCAATCCGATGCCTTGAGGGACGTTTTTGGTACGATAAATTGTTCATCAGATTCGGACAATTCATCGTGTGAATCATTCATGCGACTGTCATCGATATCGATTGTGTACGTTAACTCCATACCCATTTCCTTATCCCAAGGCCTTTGCGAGTTTCACCTCGGATTGCATCTGCTTTTGAATCTTGGTATAAAGCTTATAGTTTTCCTCAACTGCGGCAAAAACCTCTGGAGACGAAACGTGCATAAAGGTAGCAACCTGCATACCATCCACAACAAGATCGATTGTTTCGACATATTCACTTTCGGATGCGCCGTCCTCTGGCAAATGCTTTGCAAAGGTCACGGTGTGGGAAATTGAATATGACTTATCATTTTTAATTGCATCGGGCATTGCAATATCCTTATATCGATAGGATACGTAATGATCATCCGATGTCGTTTCAATACTCTTACATCCAAATGCGATACGTTCATTGGCCTTCGTAAGCACCTCCTGTTCGAGATGAAGGGCAAGATCTGCCATTAAACCAGCATAGTTATAAACCTGTTCATTCATACATCTTCTCCTGCAATTTTAGCAATAATCCACGCAATAATCAAAATTGGCGCAATGGCGATATACGCAGCAATACACGTCAAAAACATTAAAAATACTGCAATTGGATAAAAAACTATTAAAACCAACGTTAAAATATGACACAAAAAGTCACAAAATACGCGCACTAAATTCTGCACATTAACTCCCCGAAATTTTAATTATGCCCAAATTAATCAGACATTGCAAGGTCGCCAAGGCCTGCAACTTTGCCGTGTAGCTGGAATTGTTCTGAGGAAGCCCGTGTTTGCCTAACCATATGACCCGAATCGTGGTATACAACTTGGTAAGATCGAACGATTTAAAGGAAATCGCATCAATAATTTTCAGGGTTTTGAGATTTTCTTCCTGGATTGACCGAATTGCAATTATATTTTGGGCGTGCTCACGATCATCATCCAAATGATCAAACGTGTGTATTGTTTCTATTTGCGCATTATTTTCGGCAATAATATTGGAAAGTGTTGCGCAAATCAAATCAACAACACTAATGGACTCGATGGTGTATTGCATGTATATTCCAGATCATACTACACCATTATTATAACAAAATTGAGGAGTAAAATCAAATGGGCCCGTCGGGCCCATTATTTGATTAAGCTTGATGATTATGGATTGGATCCGGATTCACCATTATCGTCGGCCGGGTCGTTAGGCTCATCCGTTGTTGGATCATCGGGCTGAGTCGATTGGGGTGCTGTCCAATCAATGCCTCGTAATGTGATTTCGTCTGTTGTTACTGACCCCATTACAACAGGGTTATTCATAGGTAGGCCTACAACCCTAAATGCACTTGGTGTGTATACCACCATTAGGCATGTGTGGGCGCCCATCTCAACCACAGACGTTTCACCGGATAAAATGGGAAGCGCGCCGAGAGCATTGATATTCAATGTAACTGGTGTAGAATCCAACTCATTACCGTGCACGAAGTCGATAACAATTAGTGATCCAGAAATATAACGAAATCCTGGTGCGCTAACAGTTTTGGCTGGTTCATCTGCACTCGTCGTACATTCTATGAACGGAGGGAAAATGGTTCTACCACCTGCAGTTTCGCCGTCGTGTATGCGTATATCAGATTTATCCGTGTCGAAGGTCAATTCGCCTTCTTCGCCGATAAATCCATTATTCTCGGCGGTATTTCCTCTCTTTAATTGAAGTGTAATGGCCATCAGAATACCTTACTTTTTATTACCGCGAATAACGGTGATTTCCAATTCTTCATTGGTGCTCATTCTATCGACAATAACGCTCATTATCCACCCCAAAATTATACCTCATTAAACAGTGCTTGCTCCGCCAAGCGACGACGTGTAAGGCCTTTTAACACCTTGCCGCCAGCGCGGTTCCATTTCGGAAATTCGAGGCTTGCACCGTAGTAATCCCCTGCGTTGAGTTTTCTAAGGAGGGTACTGCTTCTAAAATTGCCAATACCCAAATTATACACAAAGCTTAACAATGCGCAGAATTGATTATCGCTCACATCCACAACAACTGCTTTCTCAATTTGCTGCGCAAACGGTTTAAGATCCCGCTGCAACTGCTCCTCTGCTTCATTAAGGGTGATTACTTGGCCCTGATAAACCTTCCGACCTTTGAAAGTCGTCGAGCCATACCCTATTGTCCAAATGCCCGCTGGGCATTTATACGCAGATAATTCGCACCCTTCAAATTGTTTGATAAGCTCAATTGCTCGTGTTAAATCGCGTTCCATAATCCATGTTATACACGCATATGCATATATTTACTAAACATTGTCAAGAAAGCTGCCGTTCTTTAGCAACGGCAGATGAATTGACACCAACGATATAAATAATATTATAAACGAAAACGAGCGATGCTTGCAACATCACCCGTTCTCTAAATTTAAGACATCCAACCATGTCTAAATCTGAAACATATTTAACCAATTTTCAAAAACGTCTACAAACGATAGACCGTCACGTCAAATACTTTGATTGTAAGGTATTTGAACTCAAAATAGACCAACGTCATCTCAACGAGTCTGATAGAAATAATCTACACAAAATTTTTGTAGAAGGTAAATGGTTCACCAACTCTTTGATATCTAAAGCTAAAGAATCTGGGAAACCACTACACTCTTCGAGTTATCAGTCTAAAGATGCCAAATTCAAAACAGTAGTCCATTTGGATAAAGATGGAAATAAGATAGAATCGTCATTCGATATTTTATCGGCTTCTTCGAGACAAGGAATTGTTATGTCTCTTAAATCCAACATCAAATCTATCTGGAGTAACGTTAAAGCTAAAAATATTAAGCTAACCAAAGATCTTGGACTAAAATTCAAATCAGAATGCGTTTGTATTCCACTAAAACAATACAAAACAGATTGGGCTATTGTTAGCAAGAACAGAATTAAGATAACCAGATTCAGCAAGCCATTTAGAGTTCATGGTTTAAATCAATTAGACAAATATCAAGATATTGAATTTGCTAATGCTAAACTATTACACAAACCTGATGGATTCTATCTTAATATCACTGTATGGATTCCAAAACAATCAGAATCTATTCCTAATATTAACAATCACCAGACCTTAGGAATAGACTTTGGATGCCGCAAGACTTTAAATGTCTACAATTTAGAAAGAAACCAAGCGCTTAAAATTAATGTTGTTTATGAAGAACCTGAGCAACTCAAACGTACCAGCAAATTAATCAATCGTCGATTTGTCAAAAAGTGCTCTAACAGATCCAACAAAGGTTTTAAGTTACGTAACAAACTAAGAAAACAGTATCAAAAACTAACAAACAAAAAGAATGATTCAACCAACAAAATCATCCATTGGACTAAACAATTCAAACTTGTCTGTTTTCAGGACGATCCTCTAAAAGCGTGGTCTAGAAAACACGGAAAGAAGATTCAGCACTCCATACTAGGAAGAATCAAATCCAAACTGAAAAATAACTCTAATACTATTGTTATTCCTTGTGATAAGAATCATCCAACAAGCAAGATGTGTCCTATTTGTAGTTCTAAGAACAAAGAACTTGGTTTAAAAGAAGTGTTTAAATGTGAGTGCGGATATCAAGAAGATAGAGATATCCACGCTGCGCGCAATATGATACTGTTTGCAACAAATAAGGTACCTATGGAATGTAGGGATCCTATGCGAGTCTCTGTAATAGAGACTGCATCAAAGCCTGTGGAGATCGTCACCTCTATCGAAACAAATCAAATTGATTTGTTAAGACAAGTGTGGTCTGAGAAGCAGGAAACTGCTGTTCTTTAGCAACGGCAGTGGTTCATATGGCTAGTTCACAAACGCGTTGATATCATTCAAAAGAAGATTGCAATTATGTTTAATCAAATAATTAAAAATTTTCTGCTTATTTCCATTAATGGGCTGCTGATATTGCTCGATAATTCTATCAGTAATCTTTTTAGGAATATATTGAAAATCAATCAATACCCTATTGCGATTCCAGTTACGTTTAATAAAAGGATCACTGCAATTATCGTACCCCTCACTCAGTAACTTATCAATACGCTTTTTGGTAAGCGCACTACACCGTTTATTGTTAACAAAACTATCATCCTCACTGAGGACATTCATAATACCATCACCACGATCGCCTTTTAGGATTTTTAAAGCCAAATAAAGTTTCGGGTCCGGATCTGTCACCATTCCTTTAGTCAGCGGGCTCAACTGCTTCACATTATCATAAACATGAAGCTGTATAAAATCCTTATCACTACTCACAATCAAAATATTTTGTTTGGAGTCAAACATCGGACCCTCGACGATTTCGTGATCCTGAAAATATTTCGTCAGCGTTGCAATGACATCATCACTCTCGGCATAATCCACCTTGACAATATTAAAAAGGAAATTTTCCTTGAGATCGTCAATCATCTCGGAGAGTGTGGAAAAAACAAGTGGCCAATCAATATCGGTCTTTTCCCTACTGGCCTTACGACCTGCCTTATAATATGGGAAAAGACGCTTACGCCAATAATTTTTACCATCGCAGCATACAATCAATTTACCGTATGTTGCCTTGTATTTGGTGTTGTAAAACTTTAATTGACTAAGAATAACATGACGGACGAGGTTAATTGCCTCGTTTCGATCTTCCGCCGTTTTTGTTGTACTAAGATCGTCGCGGAATGCATAACATGCACTCATAACGACTTGGCTGAGGTCAAGTAGGATTGCCATACTGACCTCCACAGAAAAAGTTTGTCATCTTAAACTGCTCGCAGTTAATATAATGTACTATTATATACGAGGCAGTTTAAGATTGGCAAATTTTAGAGCATCAATTGGACGCAGGCAAGCACCTTACCACCCGCACTCCTCTTAAGTGCAATGCCGAGGGGTTTCGTGGTTTGATTATCGACGGTGGCAACACCGGGTGTGTTTCCTAATACCAGTTTATCTCCGATTTTAACGTCGCAATCCACCAATACTGGCACACGACCTATCAACGCAATGGGAGTGCCACCAACCATTTCATTATTCATTAGGTACGCGGGCTTTTCTGAAACAACGGCGTTTGCATGATCCGTGGCAATGGTGACCTCTTCCTTACCACCAAACATCACCAAGGTGCCTGCTGGATACTCTGCGTCGGCCTTATAATTTTCTGCCAAGTCGGCCCAGTTTGCCTTCGATGCCGTACCACTAATGACACTGGTAAATGTTTTGGTACCGTTAATTGTTTCATCGCCGGTTGTGTGCACAACACCCTTAGAGGAAAGAACCCACGCGGTGGTGGCGACGTTTGTGGAATTATCTGTCGCAGCGACAGTTGGTGCTTTCACAGTGCCTGCAGCGCCGGTGAAATTCACAGCACCCGAGAAATTCGCAGTAGACGACACGGTCCATGTACCACCACTACCTGTTAAATTGCCATTAATCGTTACAGGCTTCGTGGTACCATTTACACTACCACTCTTAAGTGTAGGACCGATGAGCGTTGCGCCACTATTAGGTGCATAATATGTGGATATTACGTTGCCGGCGGCGTCTGCTGTGGCTCTGGGCGCGACATTATTTCCGCCTGTTGAACTAACATAATTTGCGTCGTTAGTAAACGCGCTGATCTTCGTGGGTATATCAGAAATGTTGGCAACCCTGTAACCGCCTCGTTGAGTGCCATCATGCACGCGTAAATGTGGTGTGGTGCCAGTTTCGCAAATTATTTCACCCACTTTACCAGTATAGTTGCCAGCCTTGGTAGCATTACCACGCAGCAGTTGTAAATGATATTGTGCCATCTAATAGTACATTATTAACTTACGTAAACTTATTTAATACAAGCAAAAGACAAGAAAATATATGTTTTTGAATAAGTTTAAGAATAAAACCAAAACATATTATTCCACATTATTTTTTTATTTTTTTTTTTTGGAAAACAAATATGTGAGCTTTAGCTCCGTATTTTCTTTTGTTGGTATGAACGAAGTGAATACCAACAAAAGAAATGAGAGAT